GACGAGATGGACGAGATGGACGAGATGGACGAGATGGACGAGATGGACATGGAAGAAGGAAGCTTGTACGATGAGCAAGACGAAGGCATGCACATGGAGTCACGCCGTCGTGGAAGCCGTTCAAGCAGAGTCTTCAACATCAACGAATCAGCTCTTCGTAAAGAGCTCAATCGTCTACGTGCTCGCCGTCTTCGTGAAGAAATCGAGCCAGGTGATTCATTTGGTGGTGAACCAGAAGAAGAATTCTCTTCATACGATGATGTTGAGCTAAATGCAAACGTCTCAGAAGCAGACAAAAAGAAGGTTGCAAAAGCCGAGAAGAAAGCCGATGAGGCTGAAAAGAAGGCAGTTGAGGAGTCTCGCAAGAATCGAGTACTCACTAACCGTCTAAAGGAAGCAGCTACGGTGGTCAACGGACTCCGTCGCGAGCTTAACGAACAGAAGCTCTTTAACGCCAAGCTCCTGTACGTAAACAAGTTGATGCAGAACTCTTCACTTCCTAAGTCAAAGCTTAAGGCAGTTGTTGAGGCTCTTGATTCTGCAAAGACACTAAGAGAGGCGAACCTACTCTACAATAGCCTGAATGAGTCTCTTTCACAGAACTCAGGCAAGCTTACCGAGAGTACAAACAGGACAGTGGGCAGCTCCTCAAGATCGACGAGACCAAGCGGTATGGTCAACGAATCCGTCGGTGAGACTGATCGCTGGGCTGTTCTGGCCGGAATTGGGACAAAGGCCTGATAAGGCCCGAACATTCATCAGATAAATTAGTCAAACCAAATAAAAGGAGAAATTAAAATGTCAAAGGCATTCACACTAGACCAGCTAGCAGAAGGTATTCGCGATCGTCACCTCGGAACCGAGGCTCGTAGACTCCAGGAGAAGTGGAACCGTACCGGTCTTCTTCGCGGACTCGATGGTGTCAAGAAGGAGAACATGGCTCGCCTTCTCGAGAACCAGACAGCCCAGATCCTGAAGGAAGCCAACTCACTCGGTGGTGGCGCAGGTTCCTCAAGCACATCAGGCGATATCCGCGGCTTTACAAACATTGCATTCCCAATCGTTCGTAGAGTGTTCGGCGGACTCGTTGCTAACGATCTCGTCAGCATTCAGCCAATGAGCCTCCCATCAGGACTCCTCTTCTACCTCGATTACACCTACGGTAACAACCGCGGTGGAACAACCGGCGTAGACGGCAGCGAGACTGCAGGCGCTTCATCAACTTACTCTGTCGGTCAGTCAATCTACAACAACCCAGCTGGTAAGGGAATTCAGTCAGGTTCTCTTGGTGTTGGTGGCCAGTACGACCTCGTTGGTACTTCATACTCCAAGGTTCACCTAAACGGTGCTGTTACAGCAGCTACCGAATTTGTAAACATTTTCGCATCAGGTTCATACGATCAGAACAATGTACTTGATGAAGGTGTTCTTACAACATCAGGCTCAGACGGTAGACTTCTGCAGTTTGACCCACAAATCAGTTCGTTGATTGATAACAACAGCGGCAAATTCATTGCAGTTGTTCTCCCATTCAGTGCATCAGCAGGTTTCACTGCTCAAACTGATTCAACAATGGTGAAAGAGTTTGCTCTTGTTACAGGAAGCGCTCCAACAGCTGCCACAGATGTTGCAGCTCCCGGACCTTCTGTTCAAGGAGGAACACACGTTCTTAACGTTCGTCGTCTAAACCAGCTTGGAACATGGGACTCAGGTACACAAACATTCACAGCAAATAGCTTCGCTCCTTTCAACGGAGCAACCTCTGCTGTTCTTATGATCGTATCAGGAACCAAGTTAGCACCAGCTGACTACACCAAGATGACTGTAAGCTTCCCTGTTAGATCAACTCTTGACATTGGAACAAGCGGCGACGCTCTTACAATCCCAACCTTCGAGTCAAACTTCGGAACCGGTAACCCTTCACCACAGATTCCAGAAATTGACATCAAGATTGAGAGCATCTCAGTTACCGCTGAGACTCGTAAGCTCCGCGCTCGTTGGAGCCCCGAGCTCGCTCAGGACCTGAACGCTTACCACAGCCTTGATGCTGAGGTTGAGCTCACCCAGATCCTTTCCGAACAGATTGCTCTTGAGCTTGACCGTGAAATCCTCAACGACCTCCTCGTTGGCGGAACCGGTGCAAACTACTTCTGGTCGCGCGCTCCTGGTAAGTTCCTCAACAAGACCAACGGCGTTGCAGTTACCCGTGGAGCAACCTCACCTGGTCCTGCTTTCACCGGTACCGTTCGCGAGTGGTACGAGACCCTCACCGAGACAATCATCGACGTTGCAAACGAGATCCACAGAAAGACACTCCGTGGTTCCGCAAACTTCATCGTTGTTTCACCCGACGTTGCAACCATTCTCGAGGCTTCGGTTCTTTACAAGCCCGTCTACTCGATCGATGGCAGCGGCCAGGTTGGTTCACCTATGACCATTGGCGCCGAAAAGATTGGTACTCTAAGCAACCGCTTCACCGTCTACAAGGATCCTTACTTCCCACGTAACAAGATCCTCGTTGGCTACAAGGGCGGAAGCTACCTCGAGACCGGCTACGTCTACGCTCCTTACGTTCCTCTAATCGTTACACCCACCATCTTCGCTCCAGAGGACTTCACTCCTCGTAAGGGCGTAATGACCCGTTACGGTAAGAAGATGATTCGTTCGGACTTCTACGGAACCGTTACCTGCCTCGACATGAACATCATCTAATCTTACGTGTCAGACTGCAAAAGTCTGGCATTTAGGACTGACTGTTCACACGGCGCCCTCTTCGAAAGAAGAGGGCGTTTGTGTTATGTTCGATTGTAAATGTTTTGCGGAAATCATTGAACCGCCTATTTACAAATAAGGAGATAGAATGGCAACTTTTTCATCAACTATTAGTCCAACTCCTTTTGGATTTTTTGACTCAGACAGCCATTTTCAGGCAGAAGCTGATTCAATGGTTACTTTTGTTAAAAGAAAGCTTGGTGATGACATTCTGTCAGTTGAGCTCACTTCAAAACAAATTTGGGCGTGTTTTGAAGAGGCATTTTGTGAATACAGCGCAATTGTGAATCAATACCAAGCTCAATCGCAGCTTGCCAACTTAATTGGTTCTCCAACAGGTTCTCTTGAAGGAATGGAGCAAAAGTATCCTCGTGAAACTTTAGAATTTGCTCTTAAACTTGCAGAGCCTTATGCATCAACAGCGGGTCTTGGAGGTTCATACAATACGGCGTCGGGCTCAATTCAGCTTGAAGCACGTAGGCAAGACTATGATCTTTACACAGAGCTTGTCGATTCATCAGGGATCCCTCTTTTTTCATCATCAAACAACCCAGGTAGAGGAAAACTAAGAATTTTTGAAGTTATGCACTACAGTCCTGCTGCTGCGTATAGATTTTTTGATACAACTTCTGCCATCAACTATTTGAACAATGAATTTTCATTTGAGTCATTTACTCCAGAGACAGTTTTTTATGTCTTGCCAGTCTTCGAAGACATTCTTAGAGGCGGTCAGATGTCTCTTTCAAACAAGGTAAGACGCTCAAACTACAGCTATCAAATAACAGGAACAAAGATTAGAATTTTCCCAGCTCCAGTTGCAGATATTCCTCCAAAATTGTGGATCAATGTTGGATTTCCTCAAGACCCGCTGAGTCCAGACGCACCAGACCCGTCAATTTGGGGAGTAAGCAATCTTTCGAACATTCCGTTTGGCAATTTTGTCTATAGCAGAATTAACTCAATTGGAAGACAGTGGACGCGTCAATACACTCTTGCTCTTTGCAAAGAGCTGCTTGGTCTTGTAAGATCAAAATTTGGTTCTGTTCCAATCCCTGGAGCAGAACTCCAGCTCAATGGCTCAGAGCTTGTTTCAAATGGAAGGGAAGAAAAAGATAAGCTTGTAACTCAGCTAAAAGAAATGCTTGAGTCACTCACTTACGATAAACTCATCGAAGCTCAAGCAGTCGAAGTTGAAAATGTCAGAAAAACTCTTCTTGCCGTTCCAATTCCAATGGGACGAGCAATTAGAATCGGATAAAAAATGTCAAGACTTTTTATTACAGAAAGGGAGCTTGATTTTATCTCTGACATAACAAAAGAAATCATAAAGGACGTAATTGGTCAAAGAGTTTTTTATTATCGCGTTCGTGAAGACCTTACTCAAGTTCACGAAGTTTACAATGAGTCACAAGAAAAAATCTTTGATCCGCCAATTGAAATTGACGCCCTTGTAGAATGGCAATCACCAGAAGTGAGCACTGGTCAATTTGGAACAGAAACTCGTGGAACGGTTACTGTGATGATTCACCAGCGAGATATTCTTGACAAAGGAATACTTGTAAGAGAGGGTGACTACTTCTCTTATGGTCCTGATTTTTATGAAATTACTTCAAACATTCCAATTAGCAAAATTTTTGGCCAAATTGAACATTTGACAGGATACAAGCTCACAGGTAAGCAGAGCAGAAAGAGCGTCATTTCTCAGCGTCCTCTCGGTCCTCTCGGTCAGGAATTTACAGATCCAGACGCTATTCAAAACACCTTCGAACAACAAAGAGGGTTTGAGTCAAATACTATTGGTCCTACAAACGACACAAGAGCTTTGCAAGACAAAGGCGTTCTTGATCCACCAATTTCAGCGCCTCGTAAAGTTGCTGAAACTCCTGTTGGGTCGTCTTTTTATGGTGATGAATAATGCAAACACGTTATGATAAGACAAAAGCTGCTCCCGGTGTTTTGCCAAGCGGTTATGAAGGTTCAAACAACGCAGAAAATTATTCATTGCCATCTTGCGAAATTGAAGATGTTGATCGCGCATTTTTTGATCTCTTCGACAAGGTTTTGCCGTTTACTTACAAACAACAAAAAGATTCTGAGGTTACCAAAGTCCCGGTCGTTTTTGCTTCAGGCGAAAGATTTGCTCTTGTTTCAAAAAAATCTCCAATTAGAGACAAATCTGGGTCATTGATTCTTCCGATTATTTCAATTTCTAGATCTTCAATCGACCAGAAATCTACAAAAGGTTCTGGCGTTTCTGAGAATTTTAACGAAATGGTCGTAAGAAAAAGAATCTCAAAAGAAGACCCACTTTATCAAGCTCTCAAAGGTCCTGATAGACTAAAAAATACAGGAAGATCTCTTTCACCAGCAGAGGGTTCAAGCGATTATTATCGAGAGACAGGAAGGCTTTTACAGCCAAGAATGGGACCTGCTCTTTACGAGATTCTTGTTATTCCAATGCCGAAGTATTTCACTGTAAAGTATGAGATTACTTTTTGGGCGCAATACACAGGCCAATTAAACAAGATGATTTCAACTCTTCTTGGATCTTACATAAACGGTCATAACTCAATTAAAATTACAACAAGCAAAGGATACTGGTTTGTTGCTTATTTTGAGTCATCAATAAGCAACGCAGGAAATCTTGATGATTTTTCTGACAATGAAAGACTTGTGAAAGCAACTCTCTCAGCCGAAGTCCCGGGTTATCTTATTTTACCTGAAATTGACGGTGTCTCAAATGGCGTAAAGTCTTACGTATCAGCGCCCACAGTTTCATTTGGAAGCCTGTCTGATGACCCTAGATCGACACAGGTCACTCCGGTTGTAAGTGGTAAGGTAGAATCATTCACACTTTCGGACGTTGCAACTGAGGATAACGAGAGACCTTCTGGAGCAGTTGGTGAAAACGCAAACGTACAATCAGCAGTATTTGCAGGAGCATCTCTTGATGGAGCAAGCGTAACTTTGAGAGATGTAAAACCCAACTCTTCTCCTGTTGGCGGGGTCGGAAAAGTAAAAAGTAGAACGAAAAAACTTATTTACGCAACAGATCCAGTAACAGGAGAGAATACAACTGTAATAGGTCAAGTAACAGATTCCGTTCCAGAAAAAGGCGAAGAAGTTTTTCTCATAGATGATTTATCAAAAGTATAGACAATCGTAAATTTGTGATTTGAGCAACATACTTATTTTAGAGTTTACTCTCACCAGGAGATAGCATAATGGCCGAACAAACATTTCGTTCCCCGGGATTTTACGAGCAAGAAATTGAGCTCGTTGCGGGCGTTCAGCAGCCTGTCGGCGTCCCAGGAGGCGTCATCGGAACCTCAGAGAAGGGCCCAGCGTTCGTGCCCGTCACAATGGCCACTATGGCCGACTTTACTTCAAGATTTGGCGGTCTCGACCCACAAAGATTTGCTCCTTACGCTGTAAATGAATTTCTAAAGCACAAGCAGGCACTTACATTTGTTCGCGTTCTTGGAGCAGGCGCAAACGAAACACTAAGCGATATTGATTCAACATTATCAAACGGCACTGTCAAGAATGCAGGCTTCAAAATTGAGCCTGAAGCTTCATCAGATCTTGCAACTGTTACAGATTCCACAGTTCAGTTTATTGCTGCACGCCACTACATCTCTGCATCAAGCTCAGGACCTTCAGAAAGCGAAGGTTTCCCAATCTTTACAGACAACCCAAGCTTTGGGGTTACATCAGCGGGAGCAACAAGCGTTAATTTGGTTAGAGCAGTTATTTTTTCTGCTAAAGGGTCACGAATTCAGGTTGCAGACTACAATGGCTCTTGGTCAAATGGTTCTCTTGAAGCTGCTCTTGGCCCAGACAACGACGCAAACGGTCTTGCAAGAAAATTCAAGATTATCATTTCATCATCAGCGGGTTCATCATTTGACTCTGATGACGGATTCGAAGGTGTTCGTATTCTTACTGCTTCTCTTGACCCAAATGATAATGCGTACATCTCACGTATCTTAAACACAGACCCAGATCTTTTTGCTACAAAGAAGCATCTTCTTTACCTTGACTTTCCTGTTGAGAAGGATCTTGCAATTGTTGAGACAGGAACTCCTGCCACCGACTCAACAGTTCTTGTTCTCTCAGGAAACGCTGATTTTATTAGCAAATACGGTCGCTATGATACACGATTCACAACACCTCGCACAACCTCATTCATCTCGCAGCCATTTGGCGCTTATGAGTATGATCTTTTCCATTTTGAAACAATTTCAGATGGCACATACGCAAACGACAAGCTGAAAGTTTCAATCTCAAACATTCAAGCAAGTACAAATCCCGACCAGCCTTTCGGAACATTTGATGTAACACTTCGTCAATTTGGTGATGATGACATCAATCCACAAGGACTTGAATACTACCCAGCTTTGAGCCTCAATCCTCGCGCAGAAAACTACATTGCAAGAATGATTGGAGACAAAAAAGTCCAGTGGAACTTCGATACAGATGAAATTTCTGAGCGTCGTCTTGTCATCTCAGGAAAATATCCAAATAGAAGCATCAATTTCCGCGTTGTGATGAACCCACTAATTGAAGCAGGTCAGGTTCCTGCTTCTGCACTTCCTTTTGGGTTCCGCGGCATTCCTGTTCTAAAGACTGTCGATAACCTTACTGATAACAATCTTGGACAGCTAAACTTTGAAGGTTCGACATTCACAGGCGGAACAAGACTTTTCAACCCAACAGGCGTAGAAAATTCACTTACTGCATCTGTTTTGCCTCCTCTACCATTCCGCTTCAAAGTAACGCGCGGAACAATGAGCGAAACATCAACAGGAAACATCGGAACCCCAGGTCCAAATGAGCGAGCAGACTCTCGTCTACACTGGGGCGTTGTTGTTCAATCAATGCCTGCATCTTCATCGGTTCCCAACGCTGTTCTTAACTACAACGTTGGAACTCTTGAGAACAATCTTGTAAGATCATACACCAAATTCCAAGGAATCATGAAGCAGGATGTTCTGGTTACAGGTTCAGCCGCTGATGCTTTCAACGCAAACAAGTTTACTCTTGCAAGAGTTGCTCTAGCAAATGAAACAATCTCAACTGTAACCGGAACAGCTGAGACTCATATGAAAGAAGCTGCGTATGTTAGAAACGGTGTTCCTTCTTCTGTTGATTATCGTGTTAGCTATGGAAGCAGCAGCAGAGTAACAATGGGAACTCTGGTTGCTTCATCATCTATTACGTTTAACCGCTTTTCAACATTTAACAAGTTTACGTCTGTTTTCTACGGCGGATTTGACGGTCTAAATATTCTTGATCGTGATAATAAGCTAATGAACGACAAAGCTTCTTCAACTGAATCGGACGGAAAGGCTCAAGGAGCAATAGAGTCTGGTCTTGTTAGCAATGCTGCTGGAGTTGGAGTAAACAACAATATTGTTTATGCATACCGCACAGCAATCAACATTCTTACAGATGAAATTTCATCAAACATAAACCTTCTTGCGATACCAGGAATTAGAGAGCCTCTAGTTACAACATACGCACAGGATGCTGCAAGAGACTACTCTCTTGCAATGTTCTTGCGTGATATTCCTTCGTACGATGATAATGGCGTCAGAATCTTTGATGACACTGCTACTCGCCGTCCATCAGTTAGACAAACTTCTGAAACTTTCGTCGGTCTTAATGTAGACAACAACTACGCAGCAGCTTACTTCCCAGATGTTTACATCAACGACTCTGCTCTAAACAAAAAAGTGAAAGTCCCAGCATCAGTTGCTGCTCTTGGCGCTATTGCATTCAACGATAGAGTTGCTTATCCTTGGTTTGCTCCAGCAGGATTCAACAGAGCAGCTCTTGATTTCGTTACCAACGTTCAGGTTCGTCTAAACCAAGGCGACAGAGACTCTCTCTATGATGCAAGAATCAACCCAATCGCAACATTCCCATCAGCTGGATTTGCAATCTTCGGTCAAAAAACTTTGCAGTTGAAGAAGTCTGCTCTTGATCGCGTAAATGTTAGAAGACTGCTTCTTGAAGTGAAGAGAGTTGTTTCTGATGTTGCAGGAAGACTACTGTTCGAGCAAAATACACCAGCTGTTCGTTCACGCTTCATTGCATCAGTAAACCCCCAACTCTCTCTTATCCAGGCTCAGGCAGGTATTGAAAAGTTCAGAGTTATTATGGACGATTCAAACAACACGCCTCAAGATGCTGAGCAAAACAGACTCAACGGTAAGATTGTTGTTGTTCCTACTAAGACAGTCGAATTCATTGCAATTGATTTTGTTATTACGCCTTCAGGCGTCGCTTTCGAGTGATACATAAGAGATAAGGAGCCCAAATGGCAGAACTTACATACAAAAGTCCCGGTGTAGGCACTCGAGAAATCGATCTCTCGGGACCAACACAAACAGCACCTCAAGGCATCCCAGCGGGTGTCATTGGTACATCTCTTCGTGGTCCGGCGTTTGTGCCTGTAACGGTCGCAAACTTTACTGACTTTACGAACAAATTTGGACCTACTGATGGTGAAAAGTTTGGCCCACTTGCAATGAATGAGTGGCTAAGAACAGCTCGAGCAGGAACCTACATTAGAGTTCTTGGAGTAGGTGATGCTGCACAACGCACAGCATCAGGAGATAGCGCTGGAAAAGTAACAAACGCAGGATTTGTGGTCGGTTCAGAGCAGCCTCAAACTAGCGGTGATCTTGGTTCAAACCCATACGCTCTTGGTGAGTATTCTGGAAGAACATACTTCCTTGGATGCTATATGTCTGAGTCGAACGGATCAACTCTTTTATCAAAAGCTGGAGCTCAAACAACTGCGCAAGCAGCTCCAATTCTTAGAGCTGTTCTTTTTGCACCATCAGGAGTTTTACCGGTTCTTTCTTCATCTGCAGGCGGAGTATCAAATGATCTACCTGCAACCTCTGCTCCAGGCTCACTTTTTGGGTCTATGACTGGGTCTGTAAAATTTGAAAGTGGTCTTCAAGAATTTGTTCTTTTGCTAAGTGGTCATAAGGCAACTTCTGCATACTCGAACATTGTTACTGCATCATTTGACCCACAAGCTCCAAACTATTTTGCAGAAATTTTTAACACAGACCCTACAAAGATTGAGCAAGCAGGACACTATCTTTACGCTGCATACGACTTGTACAACTCATATACAACCGTAACAGGAACAAACGTAGTTACTGATGGAGCCGATGGCAATGAAGCAGGCATAAGACAGGAAATTGCGTTTATTCTTTCTGGTAATCTTGGAGCAAATGCAGGTTCAGCTGTCAACCCAAATTTTGAAGGATTTGAAGATCGCTTCAGAACAGCATATTCTCCGTTTGTTATCTCACAAGATTTTGGCGGATCACCAGTTGATCTATTTAAAGTGCACGCGCTCGATGATGGAGCATACGCAAACACCAAATTCAAAATCTCAGTTAGAAACATTGCTCCTTCAACAGACCCAACGTCAGAATATGGATCATTTGATCTCTATGTAAGAGAATTTGGCGATACTGATGCAGAACCTCAAGTTCTTGAGTCATTCATAGGACTGACGATCAATCCTGCTTCTGAGCGTTACATTGGCAAAATGATCGGAGACATGAAGACATATTATGACTTTGATCGCGTTGCTGGTTCTCAAAAGCTTGTTGTTGAAGGAAATTACACCAATCTTTCATCATACATCCGAGTTGAATTACCAGATGATGTTGAAAACCAAGAGGTTCCTGCAAACGCTCTTCCAATGGGATTCAGAGGTGTTCCTTACCTGAACCTTGACGGAACAATAGCAGAAATTTTTGCAGGTGCAGACGCCGTAAAAATGGCTCCTGTTCCATTCCGCAGAAGCATTACTCTTGGAACTTCAACAGCTGCAACTGCATCTCCAAACTTGCACTGGGGAGTTCAATTTGAGGTAAATAACGACAAAGATGAACCAAACAAGAATTCATATACAGACAACACTGTTGAATCTCTTACCAAATACTTCAGTGATTACTTCACCGTTTGGGCAAAACCTCTTACAAGCGAAGGGGCAGATGATTACAACAACAACCTGTTTACTCTTACAAACGTACAGGTTTCTGAAACTTCATCTTTGACAGGTTACCCAAATCCAAACAAGTGGGCTGAGGCGAAGTATTCAAGAAACGGAACTCTTGGAGCAGGTTTTGCAAGATTTGTAAATCCTGACACAGACTTTGCTGATTTTACAACAAGAAGATTCCTTAAATTCTCTTTCTACGTTCAAGGAGGATTTGACGGAACAAACGTCTTCAACAGCGATAAGTCCAAGCTTCTAAACAACGCAGCTGCAAGAGAAATGGACTTCACTTCAACACAGTTCGGACCATCGGGTCCAACGGTGTCTGCATACAGAAAAGCTATCGACATTCTTGAAGACAAGTCATTCGCAGATATTCAAATTCTTGCAATTCCAGGCATTCGTGAACCAGCTGTTACAGATTACGCAATCGACGCAGTTACTTCTCGATTTGATGCAATCTACATTATGGACATTGAGGAAAGAAATATCAGTGATACCGTTGTAACAGGATCAGGAGACACTGTATCTGTTTCTTTAACAGCGAATGGGTTGAAGAACCGCAGACTTGATAACTCGTTTGCAGCAGCTTACTTCCCAGATGTTGTAATGACAGACCCTACAACGCTTACAAACGTTGTATGTCCTCCATCAGTTCCTGTTCTTGGAGCATTTGGGCTCAACGATTCTCTTGCATTCCCATGGTTCGCACCAGCGGGTTTCACAAGAGGAGCTTTATCAACAGTCATCGAGACACAGACAAAGCTCAACAGAGACAACCTCGACACTCTTTACAGCAACGACATCAACCCAATTACAACAATCGCTGGAAGCGCAACCCCCGTTGTTTATGGACAAAAGACGTTGCTTGCAAGAGCATCAGCTCTTGATAGAGTAAATGTGAGAAGACTGCTTATCGACCTACGTCGTAAAGTTCGTAACGTTGCAAATTCAATACTCTTTGAGCCAAACCGCGCGTCAACTCTCGCTCGGTTCTCTGCACTTGTTGATCCAATCCTGAAGCAGATTCAAGCCCAGCAGGGTGTTGATCGCTACCGTGTGAAGATTGACACTACCACAACGACGCAAGCTGATGTTGAGAATAACACCATTCGTGGTAAAATCTTCATTCAGCCCACTCGATCTGTCGAGTTTATCTCGCTCGACTTTGTGGTTTCCAACCCCAACGTTGAGATATAAGCTTCAGCTTCTAAATAGATAAACAAACAAGGAGAAATCATGGCCGAGACATTATCAGTTACAGACATGCTTCCTAATCGCTTTGAACCCAAGCGCAAGTTTCGGTGGGTTCTGGCGATTGAAGGAATTGACGCATTCCTCGTGAAAACAGCCTCAAGACCGACGGTTGAAATTTCACCACAGGAAATTCACTGGATCAACACAGTTCGCTATGTTGCAGGAAAGACAAAGTTTAGCACAATGTCAATCACTCTTCACGACCCAATTGCACCATCAGGCGCACAGCAGGTTATGGAATGGATTAGAGTTCACTACGAGTCAGTCTCAGGCCGCGCCGGCTACGCTGATTTCTACAAGCGTGACATTCAGCTAAAGATGCTCGATCCAATTGGAACAGTTGTAGAACTTTGGGACATTAAGGGCGCTCAGATTACAAACGCAACCTATGGTGACCTTGACTACAGCTCAGAAGATCCATCAGACATTGCTCTAACAATCCAGATGGATAACTGCGTTCTACAATACTGAAGAATCAATGATTTGATTTTCAAATTGTTGTTTACTTTTCTATACTACCTCTGATAATCTACAAAAGGCTATCGGAGGTAGTTAGTTTTGTCTGACAGAAGTGATCGCAATCAAGTTTTTACAGGTGGTTCAGGTTCTAACATTGCTGTAAGAGATGTTATGAAAGACGACTTTGGGTTTGAAATACCAGTAGAGTCGGTTCCTTTACCTTCAAAGGGTGTTACTTACTCTTCTAGTTCTCCTTTACATCTTGCAGAAACTGTTGATGTAAAAGCAATGACCGCACGTGAAGAAGACATTCTTACTTCACGCGCCTTGATTAAAAAAGGAACAGTAATTAGCGAACTTATCAAGTCATGTATCGTTGACAAGAGAATTGATGTGTCTCAAATGCTGTCAGGCGATAGAAATGCTTTGATGGTAGCTTTAAGAATCACAGGGTATGGAGCAGACTACAACGTAGAAGTTGACTGTCCGTCTTGCGGAGACAAATCAAAACAAACATTTAATCTTTCTGATCTTGAGCTCAAAAATCTTGATCTTGAACCAGTTGAGCAAGGCACAAACATTTTTGAGACAACGCTACCCGTCACCAATAAAAAAGTTCGATTTAAGTTCTTGACCGGATTAGATGAGGAAGAAATTCTTGCAATTCAAGAGCGTAAGAAAAAGGCAGGAGGAATGTCAGACAATGTTGTTACAACCCGCTTGCAATTTTCAATAGTCGCAATTGACGGTAAGACAGAAAAGCCTCTTATTAGCTCATTTATTCGTAATATGCCTGCAAGAGACTCTTTGCATCTCAGAAACTACATAGATCAACACGAGCCAGGAATTGACATGACGTCTCATATGGACTGCCCTTCTTGCTCTGAAGTTTCGGAGGTTCGAATCCCGCTAGGGGTCACGTTTTTTTGGCCTAACGCCGGGTGATAAAGAAATTTTCCTTGAGCAAGCTTTTCTTCTAATGTACTATATGGGATTCTCGTATTGGGAATGTTACAATATTCCTATTTCGTACAGAATCTGGTTCATTAGAAGAATCAATGATGAAATTAAGAAAGCAAATGAAGGACAAAGCAGAGCTCTTCATCAAAACACACCTGATGTAAGAGCAATGCAAGGAATGCAAAGATCAGATTCACCAGCTAGACTTCGTCGTTTCACTTAGTCACTGAGGTAGATACATAATTGTATGCAACCTGAACTTAAAAAACCAATTCTAGAGTATGTCCTTGGGCAAAGGAAGAAGCTTGAGATTGTTGGGCCTCCAATTGTTATTGCAACAATTTACGAAGCTGCAGAATCCTCAGCGCTTCTTCTTTCTGCATTACGAGAAGAAAAAGATGCAAAAACTGTTCGATCATTGATGGATCGAAGAAAAACAGCTGCTTTGCGATTTAAAAAGATAACTGGCGAGGACTGGGATATTTAAGAACCTCGCGTTTTGTATAGATAAAATCGAGGCAACTTGAAATATGTCAGACGCGTCAAATCTTTCCATTCAGCAACAAATTAATCAGGCAATTGCTGATCGTGGAAAATTGCTTGTTGCTCAAACAAAGCAACTTGCAGATCAAACAGAACTTGCAATTGCTTTTTGTAAAGCGATGAAGTGCGAAGGCATTGATGAGCTCTCAGAAAGAGTTTCAGAATTAAGAGAAGGTCTTGAGCAAGCTGCAAAAGCAGCTGCTGAAAATTCAAAATCTATTGCATCAGCTTCTGAAGAACTAAAAAAGGGCGCAAAGGAAGCGGAAAAAGCTACCAAGTCTCAGCAAAAACTGAAAGAAATATCAGACGGCATATTAAAAG